ACCGTGTTGCCGTACAAGCTCGTACTCGCGCTCTAAGCAGCAACTACACAGTCGAATTGGCACAAGACCTCAAGGCTGTTCACGGTCTAGATGCTGAAGCCGAACTCGCAAACCTCCTCAGCACAGAAATTCTTGCTGAAATCAACCGCGAGATCGTCAAGACCATCTACTATGTAGCCAAGCCTGGTTCGCAACAAGGTGATTTAGTTAGTAAAGGTGTATATGACCTTGACCAAGACTCTGACGGTCGTTGGTCTGCCGAACGCTTCCGTGGCCTCAGCTTCCAAATTGAGCGCGAATGCAATGCAATCGCCAAGGAAACCCGCCGTGGTAAGGGCAACTTCATCATCTGCGATAGCGATACCGCAGCAGCCCTCGCCATGTCTGGATTCATGAGCCTAAGTCCAGCAATCGCTCCTCAACTAAACGTTGATGACACACAAAGCACCTTTGCTGGTATCTTGAGTGGTAAGATCCGCGTCTACATTGATCCATATAGCCCAGCCGGTTTCAACTTCTTCGTTGCCGGATATAAGGGTGAGTCGCCATATGACGCTGGTCTCTTCTACTGCCCATACGTTCCTCTCCAAATGGTCCGTGCAGTAGATCCAAATACTTTCCAACCACGCATTGCCTTCAAGACCCGTTACGGTGTAGTTGCTAACCCATTCGTTCTCAACTCTACCACCGGCCAACCAGACGGCGAAACTCTCAGCGCTGGCTTGAACCAATACTACCGTCTAACTAGTATCATACACCTTCACGGTAACACAATCTGATTAAGTTAGAAGAAAGTAAGTAACAAATGAAAACCTCCCCAGAAATGGGGAGGTTTTTCTTTTTGGATAAATATTACTATGAGCTGCACTACAAATTTAAATCCTCTGTATAACAGTTATTTTACTTTGGTGTTTGGTAGGGGGACTGATCAATTTGAATTAACTTGCCAAAAAGTAAATCTTCCTGGCTGCACGGTTCCGGATTCTGCCCAACCAACTATTTTTGGTACAACAATACCGGTTCCCACAATGCAGTTTAACTATGAAACATTGAATACAGAATTTATTGTAGATTCACAATTGGAAAATTGGAAAAGTTTATATTCTTGGATGAGAAATGTCGCAAATATTGATACAGACTCACAACACAATTTAAATTATCAAGATTGGCACCATGAAGCAACTTTGACAATTTTTGATCCAGCAACAAAATGCTCCAGTTTAGTTGTGACTTTTAGGTATATTGTTCCTATAAATTTAAGTGGATTAATTTTTCAATCCGATAGTGCTGATGCAATTTTACAAAAAGCAACTTGCAGATTTAAATTTTCTTATTATACCCTCTCACCAGACGCACCATCAAATTTAAAAAATATTAGTTAAATATAGTCTTCAGGATTATCTGACCATCCTTCGGCGGAATTGGGGTTCGCCTCTGGATTAAAAGGTAGTTCTGTAGTTGTAGGTTTGATTCTGCTGCGTTTCTTCTTCTTGGGTGGGGTCTTGGGCTGTTCGGAAGAAGGATCGTTTATAGAGGATTCTGGCAAAAGAGGTGCTGAATCTTCTAAAATTTGTTCTTCCTCATCTTCCCCCAATATTTCTTCAAATATTCCCTCTTCTTCAAAATTTTCAACAAGATCATTTACAAAATTTACAAAATCCTCATTATTGAATAATTCATTTAATAGCTTAAGTCCCTCTTGGGGATCACTAAAAACTTCACCTTCTGAGTTTGTTATAATCGATGAAGGATCGGTTTTCATTGTAGTAAAAAATACATCATACATTTTATTTAATTCTGGAACCGGAGAAGCAATGTACATTACCGAATTTCTGTTGATGTTTATTTCAAAGTTATAAACATTTATTGCATAATTTGTTAGTTTAACTAATTCTAACATATTGCCTTCTTCATCTCTCGTATAAGAGTTTTCTATTTTTGCTGGTAAGGTTAAAACTATTTTATCAACAGTTGCATCACGAACTATTCCAATTAGTTCGTCTCCATTGGTAAGCTTTACTACTCTTACGATCCCATCGAAATGGGGTGTGGGTACTAAGTCAGACATAGCAGCCCTCCTAATTTATTTATCTTCGGAGGTATCTGTAAAAGGCATCGACAATATTTTATGATCAAACTTTTCTCTTTTGTATATCTTCACGCGTTCTTCAAAATGCTTTAGCACGTGATTTTTATGTTTTAAGTGAGAAAGGTCGTCAACAACATCATATACCTTGAGTGCTTTTTTTCTTTCAGACACTCTTAGGCCACGTCCAATGCTTTGAAGAAGTCTTATTACAGATTTAGTAGGAGACGCAAGGATGATATTGTCAAGGTTAACAATATTGATACCAGCACTAGTAGTACCATAGCTCGCCACAAGGATGGCATCTTTTTCACGGTCGATGACTTTGCGTATGTATTCTCTGGCTTCTGCTTCTGTTTTTCCAGAGATGAAATATACTTTTCTATCGCCTGCCGCTGCTTCAATGAGAGCCGTGAGGGGTCTTCCATGGATCTCAACATAGTTGAAGAGTATGAGGGTGTTTCCTTTTGTTCTGAGGGCAAGTTCTTTGATGAATTCGTTTCTTTTTTCATGGGTTACAATCCATTTGATTTCATCAGCATAACGTTGTTTTTTCAGTAATTGTTTCTCTTCCTCTGTATATTTAAGGATTATACAGTCTATATCAAGCTTTGCCAGCAATCCCTTATTCATTAAGTTCTTTGTGTGAATAAATTGAACTGCTGGGCCTAGAATACCTTCTATGCTCAATCTGTGTGCCTGTGTTTGTTGGAGTGTACCTGTAGTACCTATTCTAAACCATGCTTTAGAAAGCTTTTGTCCAATAAAGTTAATTGATTCTGCCTTGGCCTGGTGACACTCATCAAAGAATATTGCATCAAATTGATCAAACCAAACTTTTGGAAGTTTGTATATTGATTGCCAAGTTGAAATTACTATTTGTTTATTTGTTTCTTTTTCTTGTCCTGCAGAGATTTTGTGTATGTATTTTTTGCAAGACCAAGACTTATCTTGAGAAGAATAATCAAAAAAATCGGCCTCCATCTGATTGACGAGGCCAACGGTCGGTACTAGAATCAATATTTTCCGGTCGGTATTTAAAACCTTTTGCAGATATCGAACCAAGACGTATATAATAAGACTTTTTCCTGAGCCGGTCGGTGATATGATAACCGAACGATGATTGTTCAATGCATGCAAGGTAGCCTGTTTCTGGTGGGAGTGCATTTCCACTGGTTTCTTGCGAACGGAAACCTTCAATGATTCGTAAAAATGCGCAAGTTGTTCCTCGGTAGCACATAGAGGATTTTTGCTCTCTTTTATATTTAGTGAGTAACCACGATCTGTACAAAACTTTTCTAGGTATGTTTTTAGACCACGTGGAAGAGTGGAAGATAAAATATCATACAGTCTAATTTTGCCATCCCATAACCTACGTTTAAACATAGGCATATATTGTGCCCCTGGCACCATGAACGAGAAATAATCTCTCAGTTCTTGTTTGAGTCCTTTTTCTGTTTTTACATAATAACGGACTTCATCAATAGATTCAACATCAATATCCACATAATATTTAGACTATGCCGTTCATCATTTTTTGCCAGTCTATGGCGGACTTGATTGTAAAATTTCTATTGTTCAAAGCCTTCAAAAACTCTTCAACCATTTTTACTTTTACTTCTTGTACAGCAATTTTTGATTTAAGTTTGATGAGATTTTCATCGCCCTCAAGAAACTTTTCGACATCTGTTTTCAAAATATCAAGATCAAATGGTTCTTCTTTCCAAGACTCCAATTCTTCTTGAGAGGCTTTACCTGTATAAATCTTCCATTTACGCAATCTTTGAATGGCATATTCATTCTGATATTTTGTCAGAAGTAATTTAAAATCAGAAAGGAGATTTAGATACTTTCCATGTATCTGTGGAATTTTAATGGCCTCACTACCTAGTTCTGTAGAGTCTACTTGAGAGTCTTTTGTTATATGATTCTTTAGTTCTTCAAGATCCATTTGGCTAATGTACTTTGGGTTCTCAAAAAGTCAACTAAATATCTTGACAAGAGAATAATTAAAAGTATATTGATTGTGAGGTTATATGATTATAGATCTTCGTGAAATTCCTGTGGTATGGATTAATTTGGATTCGGCAACCAAAAATGCCGAATTGATGCAGGAACGTTTTAATAAATTTGGATTTAAAAATACACACAGAAAATCCGGTTTAATTATTCCTCCACCACCAAATACACATATTTCTATTGCACATTTTCTTGGTTGTGGTATGTCTCATATTGAAATTTTAGAAAATAAAGAATATACTACACCACTTCTTGTTTTAGAAGATGATATTGAATTTATTGATAATTTTAATCCAGTCATAGAAATTCCAGATGACTCTGATGGGGTATATTTGGGAATTTCTCACGGTAATCTTTATTACAGAACAAATCAAAAAAATGAAAATTATTTGAGAATAGGTGGTATTCTTGCGGCTCATGCTATACTGTATATCACACCACAATATAGAGAAGCGATGTCCCAAATAGGAAGACATTGTTTGATGACTTTGAACCAGCCGTGGGATCTTGGAACTGCGGATATACAGGACCGCTTTAAAGTTTATACTCCAAATAATCCACTGATCTATCAATCAAATGATAGAGAAAGTGCAAACAAATGGCAAAATCTTACAGATAAACCATTACAAAATAGAAATTCGGTATTTGGATGATAACTTTTAATATGCTTGGTAGTTATGGTAGAATGGGAAATCAAATGTTTCAATATTCTACTCTTTATTCAATTGCAAAGACTGCTGGTTATGAATTCGGTGTACCCTTTAGACGTAAATCAGAAAACCCATATCAAAATTTTTGTTTACCTGA